GCCTTGGCACTTTTTTACACCTCAAAAATTGGCCTTCACGCAGCGTAACGGAGGGCGGGAAGGTGACCATCCGTGACCACCCCGCGTTCCGGCCCGGTTGAGCGCGCAGTCCGCTCTGAGATGCGCAAACTGGCGGTCAGCGTCCAGGAGGACGCCTCCGCGGCCCTCGCGGTGGCGCTGGCCCGCCAGATCGACACTTCGCGCGGCGCGGTAGCCGCGGCGGCCGCCGCAGCCCAGCTGCGCCTGCTGCTGGCCGACTTGCGGACCGCAGCCGCGAATACGAGGCCGAAGAGGACGAGGATTGACGACCTGCGCAGTGATGAGCTCGCCGCGCGGCGTGCCGCTGCTGGGTGACCAGGAGCCGCGCGTGTGCGCGCTGCCGCCGTTCGATTCGGGCGAGTCGGGGCGTAACGCGGCGGCGCTGGCTGAGGTGGCGGGGCTGGACCTGGACCCGTGGCAGCGGCTGGTGCTGGAGGCTGGCCTGCGCCGGCGCGGTTCCAAGTGGGCGGCGTTCGAGGTGGCTTTGATCGTGGCGCGGCAGAACGGCAAGGGAACCGTGCTGGAGGCGCTGGAGCTGGCGGCGCTGTTCCTGTTCCCGGACGTGCGGCTGATCCTGCATTCGGCGCATGAGTTCAAGACGGCGGCGGAGGCGTTCCTGCGGGTGCGGGCGCTGATTGAGGACAACCCGGATTTCGACAGCCAGGTGTCGCGGATCAGGACGGCGGCGGGCGCTGAGGCGGTTGAGCTGAAGGACGGGAAGCGGCTGCGGTTCGTGGCCCGCTCGTCGGGCTCGGGCCGGGGTTTCACGTCGGATCTGGTGATCCTGGATGAGGCGTACAAGCTGGGCGATCAGGAGATGGCGGCCCTGCTGCCGACGCTGAGCGCCAGGCCGGATCCGCAGGTGTGGTACGCGTCGACGGCGGGCGGCCAGGACAGTATCCAGCTGGGCCGGGTGCGGGCGCGGGGCGTTGCGGGGGGTGACGGGTCGCTGGCGTTCATGGAGTGGTCGGCGGATGAGGATTCATACGATCCGGCGGACCGGCGGTGCTGGGCGCAGGCGAATCCGGGGCTGGGGATCAGGATCGCGCCGGAGTACATCGAGCGGGAGATGGCGGCGCTGGGCCCGGACGCGTTCGCGCGTGAGCGGCTGTCGGTGGGTGACTATCCGGTGGGCGATGCGGGCGAGTGGGAGACGATCTCGGCTGACGCCTGGCAGGCGTGCGCCGCCCCGCAGGTGAAGCTGTGAGCGGCGAAATCGCGTTCGCTGTCGAAATTTCAGAGGACCGCAAACACGCCGCGATCGTGGCTGCCGGCCGCGAGAAGGACGGCCCCCGCGTCGTGGTGGATCTCGCCTGGTATGACCATCCGCGCGGCGCTGTGGCGAAGCTGGCGGAGATGGCCGCGAAGCACGACCCGGTGGCGACGGTGGTGGACCCTCGGTCGCAGGCGGGGACGCTGCTGCGCCCGCTGGCGGAGGCCGGGGTGTTCGTGACGGAACCGGCGACGGCTGACGTGGTGGTGGCGCACGGCGAGTTCCTCGACCTGGTGAACGACGGCCGCCTGGCGCACCTGGACCAGCCGCCGCTGACGGCCGCTGTGCGGGCGGCTCAGCAGCGTGCCCTGGCGGGTGCGCAAGCCTGGGAGAGGCGCGTGCAGGTGGATCAGTCGCCGCTGGTGGCTGCGACGCTGGCCTGCTGGGCGTTCCTGCGCTGGGAGGAACTGGCGACGCCGGGCGTTTGGGCGATCTGACCCGGTTTGCGTGTGGCATGAGGCCCGTAAATTTACAGGCCTGACGCCACACCGTTTTGCCACTGCCAGCGCTAACGCGAAAATGTCCGTATTCAGGGAGCCGACAATGCGCCTGTCCGTGGTCCTGCTGCTGCTGTCGCTCGCCGGTGTGCTGGGCGGCGCGGCGCTGATCGGGCTGTGGGCGCTCGGGCTGGCGATCATCGTGGATTCGGTGGCGGTCGGCGTTTACGCGCTCCTGCGTGACGCTGAGGGGCCTTCACGGCCGTCTGTGCATGAGGTTCCGACACTGTCGCAGGTGCTGGAGAGGGCCCGCGCGTCATGACCGAACCGCCTTGCAGTTTCCGCGCCGCGTCCCACCGGCCGCAGATCTACAGGTATGTCGTGGCGGAGCGGGGGCTGAGGCTCACGCCGAACCGTTACGGTGCCGCGCTGATCGGCCTCGCGCTGACGGTTGGCCGGTATGCCTATTGCGTGAAGTGGGCGGACGCCAGGGTGGTCATGCAGTGAGGCTCCTTGACCGGCTGATCCGCCGGGACGCGGGTTTCTGGGAGGGCATGGCGTCGGGCGCTGCGGTGCTGACATCCACGTACGGCTCCCCGGACCGTGAGGCGGTGCTGCCGCAGCTGGCGGGGTGGGCGCAGCAGGCGAACGGGTCGGATTCGCCGGTGTTCTCCGCGATCCTGGTGCGGATGATGATGCTGGCCGAGGCGCAGTTCCAGTTCCAGGCCCTCGATGACCGGCACCTGTACGGGAACACGTCGCTGAGGGTGCTGGAGCACCCGTTCGGGCCGTCCACGACGTCGGGTGACCTGATCGCCCGCTGCGAGCAGGACGGGTCGATCGCGGGGAACGCCTACATCTGGAACGTGCCGGATGAGGATCTCCTGGTGCGGCTGCGGCCCGACTGGACGACGATCATCTCCGAGCTGGTGCGGCTGCCGGGCGGCGGCCAGTACCGGCGGAAGGTCGGCTACTGGACGGAGCCGCCGAAAGCCGTTCTCGGCCAGGGCGGCGGCCAGTTCTACCCGGCGGACGAGGTGGCGCACTGGGCGCCGATCCCGGACCCGCAGGCGGATTTCCGGGGCATGAGCTGGCTGACGCCGGTGATGCGGGACATCCAGGGCGACGACGCGATGACCCGGTACAAGATCCGCTACCTGCAGAACAACGCCACCCCGAACGTGGTCATCAAGTACGCGCAGAAGCTGCAGCCCGCGACGGTCGACTCGATCCGGGACCGGATGAGCGCCCGGTACGGCGGCCCGGACAACGCCGGGAAGACGCTGGTGCTGGACCAGGGCGCCGACCTGACGCTGGCCGGGAACAGCCTGACGGAGATGGACTTCTCCAACGTGTCAGTGGACGGGGTGCAGCGGATTCTCGCCCCGTCGGGGGTGCCGGGGCTGCTGATCGGCATGGAGCCGGTCAAGGGCGCCGGCAAGTCGTATGAGCAGGTGATCCGCCGGTTCGCGGACCTGACGCTGCGGCCGCTGTGGCGGTCACTGTGCGCGGCGCTGGAGCCGCTGGTGCCGGACGTCCCGGCGGGGGCGCGGCTGTGGGTGGACACCGGCGACATCGCCGCCTTGCAGGACGGCGAGCAGGTCCGGGCGCAGGTGACGCTGATCCGGGCGCAGGCGCTGCTGGCGATGCAGCAGGCCGGCTACGACCGGATGTCGGCCGTCGCGGCGGTGGAGGCGGGCGACATGTCGCAGCTGGAGGAAGCCGCTACGCCGCCGGTGCCCCCGAACCTGCCGGTGCAGCACCTGCTGCCGCAGCCGGGGCAGCCGGGCGCGACCGCTGACCCGCTACCGCCGACGCTGCCCCGCCTGCCGGTGGGGTCCACGTCGCCGGGCGACGGCGGAAACAGCACGAGGCCGACGCCGCGGCCCGCGTCCGCGCGGCGGGCGCTGAACGGAGCCGATCATGCCTAGCACGACCGTGCCGGTGGAAATCCGCGCGGCCGACCTGCCGCAGATGAGGCAGTTCATCGGCTCTGTCGCGGCACTGATCCGGGCGCTGGCCGAGTGCGGCGATCTCCCGGAGCCGGTGATGGCGGCAGCTGACCAGCTGCGCAGGGACGTGGCCGCGTTCGGCGGCCGTGATATCGGGCCGCCCCCGGAAGCCAGCGGGCATGGCTGAAAGAGCACGTAACCGGCTGAGGAGGCCGTAAGTGGCAGACACGAAGGCGGCGAAGCCGTACGGGGACGTGACGTACGCCGACCCGAAGAACGGCAAGTACCCGCTCGACACCGAGGCCCACGTCCGCGCCGCCTGGTCGTACATCAACATGCCGAAGAACGCCGCCCAGTACCCGCTGAACGGCGTCACCCTGTCGGCGGTCAAGGCGAAGATCAGGGCCGCGATGGACAAGCTGGGAGCCGATGTGGCAGACGACAGCAAGGCCAGCGCGTCCCGCGCGGAGCCGGTGTACTTCCGCACCTACGAGCTGGAAGACATCCACATCGTCCGCGCGGCGCAGGGCGACAGCACCGGCCGCCTCGTCGAGGCGTACGCGACGGCGTTCAACGCCCCGGCCGAGATCAGCGACTTCGAAGGCCACTACCTCGAGGAGATCGACCCGGCGGCGTTCAACAAGGTGCTCGCCGACATCGGCCGGTCCCGCGCCGGGTTCGGCAAGGTCAAGGTCATGTACAACCACGGGATGACGATCCACGGCACCCCGTCGGAGCGCGGCAGCATGCCGATCGCGACGCCGGTCGACATCCGCCCCGAAGCACGCGGGCTGCTGACCCTCGCCCGGTACTCCGACACGCCGTTCGCCGACGAGGTGCTGGAGAACATCCGCAACGGGTCGATTACCGCGCAGTCGTTCACCGGCCGCATCGTCCGGTCCGACCCGCAGCTGCGCCCCGGTGACCGGCACCGCCCCCGCGGCGGCCAGCTGACCAGGGTGCGCCGCACTGAGCTGGGGCTGAAAGAGTTCGGCCCGACGCCTTTCGAGGCGTACTCGGGTGCCGAGATCCTCGGCGTCCGCATGACTGCTCCCGGCACCTGGGAGCCGGAGCAAGAGCAAGACACTGGCACTTCCCCCGATGAGGAAGCCGCCGCCGGTGAGCCGCTGACCCCCGATGGTGAGCACTCGGCCCGGTATCACCAGCACGCCCTCTACCGCATGACCTCTGAGGAGAAGCGGAAGGCGGTCGGGCTGGTCTGGTAGCCAGCCGAAAAGGAGGCGCGGCAAATGCCGACGCTGAAGGAAAAGTCCGAGGAGATGGCCCGCATCAAGGCCGAGCTCCAGCGGATGGAAGACTCCGAGGAGACCACCG